AGCAGGGAGGATAGGTCAGCCCTCTTCCTCCTCTTCCCCTCTTCCCTTTTGAGTCCCGAGCGTTTTCCAAAATCCGAAATGTTTTTTAAAGGCCCCCCGCCCCCCTTTTTAGGCCCCGTGGTTTTGTGGTGACGGTCCTATAGTCTGTTTTACAAATACAGAGAGTATGATAATGTTACGGAATGAATAAACCATCAGCTGAAGAATTAAAGCTGTTGCTCCGTGAACAGGAATTAAAATTACAAGCAGCAGCTCAAGATAACTTTTTAAATTTTGTTAGGGTCATGTGGCCAGATTTTGTTAAAGGCCCCCACCATTCAAAAACAGCCGCCAAGCTTCAAGAACTAGCGGACGGCAAAATAAAAAGATTAATTGTAAACATGCCGCCCAGGCATACAAAGTCAGAATTTGCATCATTCTTGTTTCCTGCTTTCATGATGGGAATGAATCCTAAATTAAAAATTATACAAACAACACACACAGCGGAACTCGCTTACCGGTTCGGTCGTAAGGTTAGAAACTTGATGGGAACTGGAGAATATAAAAATGTTTTTGAAAATGTAAACTTAAGTGCAGACAGCAAAGCAGCGGGACGTTGGGAAACAAACTACGGTGGAGAATATTTTGCTGCGGGTGTTGGTGGTGCAATCACGGGCCGTGGTGCGGATCTCTTGATTATTGATGACCCTCACTCGGAACAAGATGCATTGTCTGAGACAGCAATGGATAATGCGTATGAGTGGTATACCTCTGGTCCTAGACAACGTTTACAGCCAGGAGGTAGAATTCTTATTGTTATGACACGTTGGTCTACCAAAGATTTGACTGGTCAGTTGATGAAAGCACAAACAGAACCAAAAGCAGATCAATGGGAAGTTGTAGAGTTCCCTGCTATTTTGCCAAGCAATGAGCCAATCTGGCCACAGTATTGGAAACTAGAAGAATTGGAAAGTGTTAAGGCTTCTTTGACAGAACAGAAGTGGCAAGCACAGTGGCAGCAGAATCCTGTTTCAGAAGAAGGTTCCATTATTAAAAGAGAGTGGTGGAAGATTTGGGAAGAAGAGGACCCGCCTGAAATGGTACACATCATACAAAGTTATGATACCGCCTTCAGTAAAAAAGAGACCGCCGACTTTTCAGCAATATCAACCTGGGGAATATTTTATCCAAAAAATTCTTATAAGCCTCATGCGATATTGATGGATTGTAAAAAAGGCAGATGGGATTTTCCTGAATTAAAAAAAACAGCGATGGAGGAATACAGATATTGGGATCCCGAAACGATTTTAATTGAAGCAAAAGCAAGTGGTATGCCACTAACAGACGAGCTACGTTCAATGGGAATTCCAGTTGTTAACTTTACACCGAGCCGAGGAAATGATAAACACGTTAGAGTCAATTCTGTTGCACCTTTATTTGAAGCTGGCATGGTATGGCGTCCAGATGAAAGATGGGCAGAAGAGATGGTGGAGGAGTGTGCGGCTTTTCCATTTGGGGAACATGATGATTTAGTAGACAGCATGACCCAAGCTATGTTAAGGTTCCGCCAAGGTAATTTTGTGGTGCACCCAGAAGATTATGAACCGGAGCAATTAGCAATAGGAATGCAACGAAATTATTATTAGGAGGCCACATGGCAGAAAAAGGATCATCAAGAGTAGCTCAACTTTTAGATTTATTGAGTGATGCTATCTCAGGCGACGATGATGATAAAATTATAGAAATTGAATCAGAATTATTTAGTATCAATCCAACGCTCGTGGAACCGCGAAAAGGGAAACGTGGCGGATTAATCACGCCTCGTGGATTTAAAAGAATGAAAAAAGGTAAACGAACTAAAACAAGGATTACATAATGGCCGTTGATAAAAAGATACAACCAATACCAAACTTTAGAGAAGTTGACGGACCTAACTCAGCAGTAGAAGTTATGTTGGAACAAGGAAGGATGGGTCCTGACATTGATATTATTCAAGAAGAAGACGGCGGCGCTACTATTGATTTTGACCCAAATAAGGCAGGATCAACAGGAGATTTTTACGAAAACTTGGCAGACATTCTCTCAGACGACGATTTAAACTCTATCTCTACTGATTTAGTTGGTGATTTTAAGATGGATCGCGATTCACGGTCCGAGTGGGAAGATTCATATGTTAAAGGATTAGACCTTTTAGGCTTTAAATACGATGAGAGATCACAGCCTTTTCAAGGCGCAAGCGGTGTAACACACCCATTATTAGCAGAATCTGTCACACAATTTCAAGCACAGGCATTTAAAGAAATGTTACCTCCAGCAGGACCAGTAAAAACGTCAATTTTAGGAGTAGAAACACCAGAAGTTATCGCGCAAGCGGACAGAGTACAAGATTTTATGAATTATCAGATCACTACAGTCATGGAAGACTACACTCCAGACATGGATCAGTTGTTATTTCACCTACCTTTATCAGGATCCGCCTTTAAAAAAGTATATTATGACGGTGGTAAGGCACAATGTGTGTCAAAATTTGTTCCAAGTGAGGATTTAGTCGTTAATTACATGGCAACAGACCTAGAAACAGCGGAAAGAGTAGGTCAAATTGTTAAAATGAACCGAAATGAGCTTAGAAAACTACAAAATGCAGGGTTTTATAGGGATATTGAGGTAGAAGAGAGTAATGAAGAGAGTAAAATTCAGGCAAAATACGACAGATTAGAGGGTGTAGAGAAGACAGATTATGCAGATAATGCATATACTTTGTATGAAATACATTGCAATTTGGACATACCAGGGTTCGAAGATAAAGACGCGAAAACTGGGGAAGAAACAGGTATAGAACTGCCATACGTTGTTACAATCGATGAAGGCTCAGGAAAAGTATTATCAATCTACAGAAACTATAGAGAAGACGATCCCCTTAAGAAAAAAATACAATATTTCGTTCACTACAAGTTCCTTCCTGGTCTTGGCTTTTATGGTTTTGGTCTTATCCATATGTTGGGGGGCCTCTCACGAACGGCTACTGCCACGCTCCGTCAACTTATTGATGCGGGAACATTATCAAACTTACCAGCAGGCTTTAAGGCAAGAGGATTACGTATCAGAGATGACGACAGTCCTTTACAGCCAGGAGAATTTAGAGACGTGGATGCACCGGGTGGAGACTTGCGCCAAGGACTATTACCTTTACCTTATAAAGGACCCGACCAAGTATTATTCCAGCTCTTAGGTTTTTGTGTAGACGCGGGTAAGCGTTTCGCTGCCGTGGCTGACATGAAGATTGCAGAAACAAATACCAATGCTCCAGTTGGTACAACCTTAGCAATGATGGAACAAGGCGCAAAAGTTATGAGCGCTATCCATAAGAGATTACATTACGCACAAAAAATAGAATTTAAATTATTAGCAAAAGTTTTTGGTACAAGCCTGCCACCTGAATATCCTTATCAAGTTGTTGGTGGAAACCAGACAGTTAAACAAACAGATTTTGACGACAGAATAGATGTCGTTCCTGTGTCTGATCCAAATATGTTTTCTATGTCACAAAGAGTGGCAATGGCACAGTTACAGTTACAACTAGCTCAGAGTAATCCTGAGCAGCATAATTTGCAAGAAGCGTACCGCCGTATGTATCTTGCATTGGGAGTGGATAATATTGAGGCGCTTCTTCCTCCCCCGCCTCAACCACAACCAACAGATCCAGGACTCGAAAATTCTATTTCATTGTTAGGAAAACCTCTCAAAGCATTCGAGGGCCAAGATCATCAAGCGCACATTGATGCTCATCGTGCTTTTATGTCAAGCATGTTAGTTAAAAGTAATTTACCTGTAATGAGTATTTTACAAGCGCACATTTCTGAACATATTTCATTAATGGCAAGACAAGGAGTAATGGAACAAATGGCTCCTCAGATGCAACAGATGCAACAAGATCCTCAAGCACAGCAACAGATGCAAATGCAGATAGAAGCCGCTATTGCAAAACAAATTGCTGAGATGACAAATAACATGGTTGCCGAAGAACAAGAAATGATGGAAGGCATGGGTGAAGATAGTCTTGTTGAATTACGTAAAAAAGAATTAGATCTTCAAGCAGCAGAAATAAGACGAAAAGAAAAATCAGATGAAAATCAGATGGCCTTAGATTTAT